CCCATCGCAAATAAACGGCGGGACGCCAGGAGGGGGAGGGAGTGTTGGCGCGCTACTGGGGCAGGGGGGCAGAGCGCGTAACGTTTGGCCTGGCATTACGGACCCTTTAGCATAGCGCGGGCCTTAAGACAATACCGTTCCCCTGCCTGAATCAGGACAGGGGTACGTTCTAGGGTCGTGGAAAGGGTCAATGTCGCCATTACTGCCGGGCCTTTATCAATTCCAGGGTCACGCGGGAACGCAAGGTGTCAGGCAGAGACGTGAGGAATTCTGGGGTTTCCCCTCCTCTGATGGCCGTTACAACTTGCTCCACAAGGGGGGCCAACACCTGTACCGCTTTTGCTACTTCACTTACTGACATTGGGCCCTCGCCGTTTCGATGAAGGTCAAGCATTTGGAGCAACCGATAGCCAGGGCAACAGTCGAAAGATCTGCCAGGCTAAGGCACATATCCTGACCTGCTTTGAGGGCCTTGGCTGCAGCCTCTACCGCCGCTACCCTTCGTTCCCAGTCAGGCAATTCAGCAGGGGGAGGGTCGGCAACGATCATTGCCTCCGATAGGGCTAGGTCTGTCAGATTGATGGCAGCTGTAATGGCATCGTTGGCGGTAGGGGCTTTGGCTGGCTGGCACCTGGCGAGCAACAGCGCGAACGCCAGAAGACCTAGCCAGGACCGGACCCGGTAAACGAACCGCACTAGCCCCGAAGGGACCCCTATCGTGGGCCTAGACTCGGCAAATTCCTTGAACGCCTTTGCTACCAGGCAAGGGTCCACACCATAGGACCGGATAAGCCTGAGCGTCAGGGCCGCTTTTGGGTGCGCTTTTACCCATTCCGCTACCTGGGTTTTGTGCCCCAGAGCAAGGGAAACAAGGGACGCTAACACCTGGGTTACCAGGTACATAGCGACAGGGACGGTAAGCATCGAGACTAAATATTGTTGCATTTTTGGGCCTAGCGCCTAGGGCAGGAAGGGATAGTCCGTGGCTGAAGGCGCATTGGGCGCGAGATGCAGCCAGTCGGTGGGCGTGTATAGTGCGGTGTTTATGCCTGCCATATCAGTGGTCTTTCGTGTAAGTGACTAGGTATGGGCGACGGCCCGAGGGGAGGGTGGTGGTCATGGGAGGAATGCGAAGGCGCGCTTTAGTGCCACGTGCATTTCATTGTATTGCGATGCCGTGGGCCGCACGGCTAAACGCGCGGTGAGGAACATTTTACCGACAAATTTGGAAGTGCCGACCCCCCCAGCGGAAACAGAACAACCGGCGGTACCAGGACTTGTTGCTGCATCAGCGATCAGCACGTGAGGGGACACCGTATCTGCTACTCGCGTTAACACATTGTCAACGCGAAACGTCGCACCACCGCCCCACGTGTTACCACCGGACCCGCCGTGTATTGGATTCAGCCCGGTGTCCCACAGGACTACTGGGTAGCCCGTGAACGGCAGAGGACCCTCGTATTGGCACACGGCTATATTGCACAGAGAGCCGGCCACGTCCGAGTAATAACAGGACACCGACCCGACTTGCCAGATTGCGCATGGGTAACCCTGGAATGTTGATAGCGTGGCCAGTTCACCACCTAATGCACCGCCGGTATCGCTGTATCGATCGGTCAGTGATGCGATTTTGCCATTACTATCCGGCTTCCAGTCACAGCCCATTCGAAGGCTTAGAATGCTCGAAGCTCCGAATAGTCCCTCAAATTCCCGTTGAAGCCTTGTCGGTCGATTTACGCGTCGCGAACCGAGAGTTGTACCTAGTCCGATCATGGTGTACCCCCGAGATTGCGCCAGTACCTGCGATTTACCGCGTGGGCCTGGTGAACTTGAGTAGCCGTAATTGTTTCTCCCGGCTTGAGTTGCAGATACATCCAGACAGACCCGTCGAAACCGTTGGCACCTAGTTGCGTCTCCCCAATAATCGACGCGCTATTCGTTAGCGTGCGCATAGTGTTATCGAGCTGGTATCCAGGCGAGTAATCGACAAACATACTCGACGGATTTCCCCACTGTGTATATCCGGCGCTCGGTACGTAAATCGTACCAAACCCGCCTGTTGGGCCATATGACAGCAAAGCTTGGCCTGCCGCTGGCACCGCTCCTGTGTATTTCGCGATCACGAGCGTCGAACCAGATCCACCCGGCGTATTTGTGCGGAATACAGCCGGAGCGGCAGAGCTAAATAGTAAGCTACGACGTCCGGCCGCGTCGACGATTTTGGCCTTGCCCGTAGAATATGCGGTCAGTGACAATCCTATAGCAGCCGGGAACGACGAAACGTCATCACCAGCCGTACCCACTACATCATCGCCGATACATAGCACCTGTACCCTCGATAGACCGCCTACGGCCATTGCTATTTCAGCAAGGTAGTCGGCGCGCGTATATGGACTGTTGTGCGTTGACGGCCCAACAATGGCACTGATTTCAACCGCAGCCGTCGAAACCGGAATCACGGTGCCAGTTGAATCATATAGGGTAACCTGATAATCATCCCCGCTCGCAACGCACGCGACACGAGCCACGCTGGCGCCGCCATCCCGGTCGATTACCGACATCACAGGCACCGGCTTAGCCGGAAATGTGCCAGTTTCGGCGTTCTGTGTTCGGGCGGACAGCACCAAATCATCCGTACTGCGCGTCACCATCAGACCGAGATTGTTTCCGCCTGTTTTTGTAACGGTAATGGCCCCACCCGAAGCCGGGACCGATACGTCGTATTTTGCGATTTCAGCTATCGATGTACCGAGCAGATACGCTGTACCTTCCTCGACCATGACCACATCTTTGGCTGACTCTGTGCTCGGATATAGATCGCTTCCGGCGTAATCGATCGCGGTACGGTGCGCGCCGGACCCAGCGCGCAGCGTGACCGGGTACTCTTCGACAGTCGCAAGATTGATGTCAGTGAACGTATTTTTTGCCACCTTAGCGATTGCCGTGCTAGGCTGATTGCCGTTGGCGGCCTCGTGGTGGTTCTCAATGGCTAGCGCAATACCGAGCCCTGTAAGTACATTATTGGTAACAACGGCTCCACCTTCCACGACCGTCGCGGAAGTTCCGAGGCCGCCCGCAATCTGTGGCACGTCAAGAGCCGCCAGGCTAACTGCACGATCGCCGTTAGTGCGCACGGAACGAGAAAATATATTCCCGTCCACGATAGCAAATCCGCCTTCTGCGATCTGCACGTTCTGTTTCGTGGCATCCAGAAATACGTTTTTTGTAATTATCGCGCGAGCCAGGCCTGCGACAAATACTGCTCGCCATATGCCAAACGACCCAACGAATGTGTTGTCACTCACTAATACGCCGGTGCTGCACTGGCCGACAAGCACGCCGGTCCCGGTTGCTTGGGAACGTAACGTACATTTTGTAACGCGCAATCCAGGAGAATACGCATTAGCAGCCACACACCGACCGCTGGAATTCGCTATGTCGATGTCGCAGTTGTCGACAGTGCAGTTGCGGGCGTTTATGCAATAAACGCCGTACCGAATGTCGGAAAGGACGCAATCACGGACCGTGATATTCGTTGGGCCGTGCGTAGGGAACGGTGATGCGTTACGTGTTATCGTCGCAGTGTCGATGAAATTAGCTACGTAATCGGTCGCGTTCGAACCAGAAATAAGAATCGCTCTTCCGACTGGATAGATACTCTCGCCCTCGGGATATGCGGTTTTCCCATCAACTCGAATTCGCGTCAGGACGCCATCGGAGCAACCGCAACTGATTTGGATTCCGCAGTCGCTTACGTTGTTCATCGTGGTATCCGATATCTCAAACTTCCGGACAGACACCATCCAAATGAAGTTTCGGTTCTCCGCGGTGTCCGGGTCGATTTGCTCAAATACTCCGCCGCGAAGCTTTATGTTTTCGCATGTATACGTATCCGAACCGGATCCAAATGCAAAACAGAACGACAGCCCGCCGTTCACGATAGTAGACTTACCCAGGTCTACCGTGACACCATCCCGTGTAGACCACACGGTATTAGTGAGCAAATATCGGCCGTCATCGCCCGCGATGATATGATCTCGCACTGCGAGTGCAGCCAGGAATGCCGCGCTGGTATCTACGGCTCCGGTCTTGTCCGGTCCAAACCAGTCAACATTTGCCGGATCGCCGAGACCTATACGCCTCACGCCAGCCGCGGTCCCGTTGACCAACACGGTGCCATTATTATCGACATATGCACCAACGGGTTTGATATCGAAAATCCCGCCGCCCCCATCGCCGAACGTCGTGTGGCTCTCGACGTGGACGTGTTTCGCGCGGCCCAACAAGCCCTTCATGGCGCGGAATGCCGCGAACGTTGCCGCGTGCTCGGAGGCGCGAGTCGAGAAAAAACGACCGTTCTCGCCTAGTTCGACGTGGACGGGGCGGAGTATCGTATCCCCGTCGTCCTCCCAACCAGCACCCGACGTCGCGGAGTAGCGAAACTCTTTACAGCCCTCGACAATTCGACAAAACGTACCATCAGCTAACGCTCCGCTCAGTCGAGCTGCCGCTAGTGTCTGATACTCCAGGGTCTCGGGTACAACTAGGTCCTCTAGTGGGTTGTTCGTCTGCAGGATGCAGGTAGGGCTGTTTGGTCCGGGATAACCTGCCCCCTCAGGGTCAGGCAACGCACTGGTCCAGACGTGTACAGTGCCCGTAGTGTTGTCGACGGCTTGGTACGAGAAATGCATTATACGTCCCCGAGAGATACTGTACGAATTACGGCAAACTTATTGTCCGCCTCAACGTCAGTCTGAACTACTACCGCGATCTGATAGCGTTTATTCGGCACCAAATCGATCGGGCTGCCAACAGACAGCTGTTCTGCGCCACCGACAACCAGGTTAAAACTAGCATTTACGACTAGACTCGGGTCGTAAATCGCGACGGAGCAGGTCGCACCGTCAGAGACGAGTCCGAGCACGTTGATACGCGCTCTAACAGCTTCGGGCACGGTGAAGTTCCCGATCACGATCCAACGTGCGGTCCCGGACCGAGCCCTCAGAGTAGTCGAGCCGGACGCGTAAGCACACACGATCTGCGTGACCGGGTTGATTGACGAGGCATAACCTGCGAGGGATGTCGTCATTTACCACTGGACCAGGATTGTCGCGGCGGAAGAGCCCGCGGCGACTAGATTGCGAAGGGCGATGTCGAGGGTGGGGGACGTGAGCAGAAGGGCTTGCGGGAGCGTGACGGTGTTGCCTGCCCCGTCAATCACGACGATTGCCCCCGTTGGGTTGGCAACGACGATTCGACGGCAGCACATGCCTCCACCGCCGCCTGGGGCGTTCGCTTTGATGTCATAATCTGCCGGCGCACCGCCAGTCCAAGGCACGGCGATTTTTCGGCTCGATTGGAGTTCTTCGTTTACGTCGCTCATATAATGGTCACCCTTGCGACGTCAAATGTCGCTATTTCGCGTACACTAACAGACAGATTCGACATCCCTGTGGGGCCCGGCGCGAAGCCGAGCGCGAACGCTGTAACGTCAAGTACCCCCGTAAGCGCCAGAGGTAGCGCGTGCGCGTGAAGAGCGTTGACGTCGGCGCCTGTCTCGGTGTACTTCGCGATCATCGCTGCGACGATAGCTGCCTTAACGGCAGTATCGCCGACGTAACCAGCCCCCTTCGTTAAAGTGTACACCAGGTAGACTGGACGGGCCGCGGTCTTGCTGTACCGAACAGTCTGGACTGTCCCGTTGACGTCTGTGTAGCTGCCGGACAGGGCACCATATGTGACGATACCCGCTGGTTTCTCCGCCCAGATTGCCGCAGCGATTGCGTCCGGATCCTCTGTCGAGTCGTTGTAAATCACGACTTCGATTGAATGCCCGGGGAGTCCGTTCTCGTCCGTGTAGTCACCGTAATTCTCTAGCACACTGCAGGACAGAACCCCTGGGACTCCGGTGAGCAGTTCGGCATCGTAGGGTAGCGCGGCTTGAATCGCTTGAGCTGTCGAGGAACCGGCTTGCATCAGGTCTGCCTCTTGCTCCTGACGAGCCTGCGCGTCCGTCGCAACCTCTGCCCCTGTCACTCCCGCGGCTGCGTTGGTGATGCTCGTCCAACCTGAAATTGGGGTAGTGATGACTGTGAGTGTTGAGGGGGAAACTACGATCGGTCCTGTTTGGGTGCAGACGAACGAAATGTTGTAGCTGCCTGTCGCAGGGGCAGTAAAGCCTGATATTTCATCCACATTAGGATAAAATGTCAGCTCCGGGTGACCTACGATAGAGGCAAGTGCGTCCTGCTCTATCAGGGTACCAGCCTCAAGGGCCAACTGACAGGGGACGACCGTTGCCCTCGCTCCGTCACGCGCGGTGCCAGTGAGTTTGCCTTGCTCGTCCAGTAGAGCACCTTCGGCGCCGTCACGGGAGCGAGCCGCCTCGAGGGCTCCGATGGCTTCCCACGCAAGAGCCAATTGTGCTGCAAAAATGCCGTTGGCCTGACCCTGCGGGGAGTCCGCGTCAATGTCCAGATTCGGGTCGACATAGCCCAACTCGTCTGACTCAAGGGCCAGCAGAATGTCGTGCGCTGTGGGCACAACGAAACCGTTGGTCTGTACTCCCCAGGTTGTCGGATCTGAACTCAAGGGATACTCCCAGAGACTTCCACAGGCGACGTGCCCGGCTCTTGATAAGTAGCACGAAAGGTTACAGTAAGCAACCGGCTAACCGGGTCAATTTCCAGGGTGACTAGAGGCACGGCCACTATTCCGGGCACTTTCATGATTTCCCGCCGATAGATACCGCGTATTAGTTCAAGGTTCGGCCCCTTGACCAGTATGTCTTGGTAGTAAAGGATGCCTAAGGTCTCGTCCCAGCCCCACTCCCCCTTGAAAAATAGCAGCAACTGCCGTATTTTCTGGCAAGCGTACTCTGCTCCGGAGACGAGGGCGGGCCGGGTCAGGTCAAGGTCCCCCTGTGGGTAGATATGGCCGATCATTCCCAACCCTTGTTGCTTCCTTCTCGCCCAATCAGATCCAAAACCTCTTGGCCCTTGGAGGTCAACGAAATGCCGGTCCTGATAGAACCGGTAGCGCCGGGCTCTAATCCGCTCGTAGAGTACCGAACCAGGCCGTAGTCCCGGAGCCTGTCCGTTTCCTGTGCGTCGCCGGCCCCGTATTTGTTCAACTCATACCCTGATTCTTGACCCAGCTTGAAATTGGCTGTTTCTTTGTAGACGTTCCGGAGCGCCGTCTTCTCCTGCCCACCCAGTAGCTCTACTAACCGTTCAGGCGTGTAAGACAGGTCCGACGATTCTCGTGCCATCCGTTGACTTTGCTCTCGGGTGTAAGAGGCTTTTTTGTTTTTGCCCCTGCCCCTCATGGGGCCTTCGGGCGCTTCCGGCTTGTCCCCCTGCCAAGGGCTGTTTTCTCTGCTCCACATGCCGGCCGGGTCGCGCGGTTGGTCCGGGTCAAAGTCTAGCCGGATGCCCAACGCTAGAAATTCAGACCATTTCGTGACTGTCATTTCGCTTTTACCTCAGTCGCCGCAACACTAGCATAGACAGGGGCAGTGAACACCAGGGGCCCGCCAGAGTTGCCGGCAATTGCCATATTTTGCACTGCCGTTGTCAAATCGCCAATGGCCGTTGTGACTTTCGAAGCCAACGCTACAAACTCTGCCCCCGAGCCCCCTAGGCTGACTTGGCAACCTGTAGGGGTGCGAGAGGGCAAGACGAACGGCAGGGCTAGGGAGCCTAGAAGCCCATGGCGCTGGACCTGCTGGGGCTGCGCGGTCTCGCCAGTGTCCACAAATTCGTCGGTCGAACACTCTGGAGAGATCAGCCAAACCAGATCCCCCGGGACTAGCGGAATTTTGAGCCAGGACGCGGCATTGCCGAAAGAACAGACAGGACAACGGGGCAGGATTGGCGGATCCTCATACACAAACCCGCCGTCAATGTGCGGTACCGGTCGCTTGCAGACCAGCTCGACGTCCACCTCGTAGGTGTCAGCATAGAACTTGACCACCCGGCCCGGCTGGCTAGTGTGCAGGTCCAGCGACCAATCCTGCAATGCTGTGCGATTATCGTCCACTAGTAGCGCCGTCCTTCCAGTTCAGCGTACCATGGGTCGCCCGAATTGTCCCCGTCATACACAATTTTCTCTAACCGGTAAGATCCCTTGACCGACGCAGCGTCAACGACCACGACCCGGCCACACCGTAGCCCGGGAATAATCAGACTTTTGCATTTCATGAGCCCTGTCCCGTCAACGCTCGGACTTCCTACCAAGCCAGTAGAAGGGGAGAGCACTATCGCTTTCTCTGCCAGGGCCTGGTTCAGATTGACGAAAACCGGAGCCCCGTCCTGGATGCTCCACTCAAGATCGGCAGAGCGGCACAGGTCGGTCAGAACACGAGCAGAGGGCCCGGACAAAACAGCCCCACGGGCCAAAGTCACTGACCCACCCTGTAGGGCCTTGACAACTGAGTTCAGGTTGCCTTCGCCCAAGCCCAAGGTTTTGAGCACAGCCCTTAGCGTTTGGTCCAGCGGGGTCTTAGGGCCCACAGACTGATTGACACGGGCTGTACGATATGCCCTTTCCCCGTCTCCTGACGCAATAGCAGTGATCCAGTCTGCCCCTGATATTTCAGAATCAACGGTCCGCAAGTCCCCAAAATAGATGAGATCTATCGAGTCGCCGTAACCGGCCTCTAAACGGACCGGTACCCTGCCCGTCACCTGGCTAGCGGTCTTGCCTTTTTTCTTTGTAGCACTGGCTTTGCCCGGGGCTTGCTCTGCTAGTTCTGCCCTGTGTTCAGGGGACAGGTTGAATATCTCTATCAGACACTTATTAGGCTCCGGTTTCAGCGATTTCTCGACCCTGAAGCGGAAGTGAAAATCGGTAACCTGTAGGCTACCCACTACCAGAGCGTAAGAGCGTCCGAATAGCTCGGTCATGCCAGACTGCCCGCTGGCAAATAGGTCAACTCGCAACGGGCCCCAATGCCCAGTTCATAGAGGCCCGGGGGCGTGTCATCTGCTAGCGTCGTCACCGCGAGGATATCGCCAGGGGGCATGCCGGGCCGGTGTTTGTAATACCTAAGCACCGGGTGATTGGCGAACACTTTAGTTTGCCCGCAAAGCAAATCGCCCTCTGCAGTGTATAGCGAAAAGTACCAACGGGATTCCCTGCTAGACCAGTCTAGGTGGACCTCGTAATCAATGCCGTCCAGCGTAGTCCGCAAACTGTAATGAGCCGTCCCGTCCAGAAGAGTAGGGATTTTGACGATCATATAAGGTCACCTGCTCCTAACCCCTTGAGTAACCCTTTGAGCAACAGGGTCTTTGACTTTTTAGTTTCGTCAGTGGTTAGCGGGACCGTTGCCTTAGACCCTGTGGCTTTTCTCTTCTGGGTTAGAGGTTCTGAGGGCTTGGGCGTGTCAACGTCCTGTGCGTAAACGGTCCGGATTTGCTCGCAAACGATAACGAACGGGCAGCCCTCGCCGTCTTCGGGTTTGCGCGGGATTGTGAATTTCAGAATGCAGCCGCCCATAAAAGTGAAATCGGTTGCAACGTCGACGCGCCGTCGGCTGTCCCGGACCCCTTTCAGTGCCTCTAGAAACTCGACCGCTCTTGAGTATGACGGGTCGTTTAGGGTCCAAGCATTGACGGAAACATTCCGTTTCTCAGGGGGCCCGTAAGCCCTCGCCGGTATCTTGAGGGGCCCGCTAATGGCCGACCCGATAGCGTTGATTCCAGCCGCTAGCAGGGAGCCCACGTTAGGATTTATTTTGGAGCCCGGCACGTCAAGTTTCGTCTGCTTGGTGGTAAAGGTCTTTGTGCCGGGCAAGGTAAGGGGGGTCTGTTTGAACGAGCCCGCTGTCAAGTCGTTAGAGGGGGTCGGTTTGTTGCTGACATACCCTGTGATCGTAATCGTTGGGTTGCCTAGTTGCACCTGGTCAGTAATGACCCCGCCACCCTCAACAGGGTGGGTGGTACAGGTAGAGGGATAGTCGTACGTCTCTTCCTCTTCAATGTCCAGGGACGCGATACCTAAAGACCCGTCGTCCTCTTCCCACGAAAAAACAACGGGCATTAGGCCTCGCTCTCGAACCCGACAGGGGTTCCGTATTGGTTGCGTAACTTCTGGGCAAGGGCTTCAGAGCTAGCTTTGCCAACCGCTTTGCCAACCGCAGCGGGCGTGCCCTCTGGCACAGTCACGTTGACAACCGGCTTGGAATTGTCGTTCACAGTGATATTAGAACCTACAGCGGGTGCTTTGCCAGTGATCGTAACCTCTGGAATAGCACCGTAATAGCCCTGGTCCGCAGGGGCAGAGGTGCCCATACGCCCTCCGCCAGCTTCCCAAGCCTTGGCCCCTGCCGTCGTAGCTTCCGCTTCTTTCTGCTGTTGTCTGTCAGCCATAGCGGCTTTGAACTTTACGATAGCCGGGTCTTGTTCATACGTTTGGGCCCAATCCAGTCTTGACTTGGCGTTGGCCTCGTCCGCTGCAGCGGATGCCCCTCCCTCTGAGGTGCCCCCACCAAAGTTCAGCGCCTTCTCTATCGCCGGGGGTAAGTGCAATTTCGAGAGCAGCAGGGCCCACCCGTCTGCAATCTTTGCAAAAATGGTCGCGCAAAGATTGGCAAGCTCGATAAACGGCATGCCCAGAATGAAACCCAGGGTTACATTGGCGGCAGCCAGACCCGCAACGAAATTGTCCCAACTAGAGAACATTGTAGCGAAGCCAGCGCCAACAATGACGGCCGATTCTGTGATCCTAGTGTCCAGCGTATCGAAGAACGCCCCGATCACTGAATCGCTACCAGACAGCCAGCCTACAATATCCTCCAAGACCAGGGATATGGCAATCAGACCGAGTAGCGGAAGGGCAAGGGCGAACAACTTGACCAACAGCGGGTTCAAGACGGCACTGATAGCTACCAGGCCAGCGATAAGCCCGGTCCGAAAAACAGCCCCGTCTTTGTTCAGCTGGAGAAACGCTTTGCCTAAGGCTTTGGCTCCCTCTGCTGCCCTCATAATCACGGGCAACGCAACGGTCAGGATCTGAGAGCGCATTGACCGCCAAAGCATATCCAGCTCTTTGCGTTGTTCCTCATAGGTGTCAGTTAGCCCCATGAACTCGGGGCTAAATCCGCCGCCTAGCTCATCGATTTGTTTGGCGTATTCCTCTATCGCCTTCCCGCCCTTTTTTAACATCGGGAGCATCTCTTGCCCACCGCGACCGAAAACTTTCAGGGCAATTGCCGTTTGCTCTGCAGGGTCCTTCATTCCCATGATTTGGTCAGACACGGCCGTTAGTGTCTCGACCGTGCTAGGCGTTACGCCGTCCTTGAAAGCGATGCCCAGATCGTCAAATACCTTGCGCGATTCTTTGCCCCCGTTGGCAGCGTCGTACAAGTTCTTTTGTAGGAACTTGAGGCCTGTGCCTAGCGATTGCTGGCTCACGTCCAGCATATTCGCGGCATGTGCTAGCGCCTGGTACTCCTGCTCTGCTAGGCCTGCTTTGACCGAAGCCTCTGCCAGAGCGCGCGCCTCTTCTACAGTCGAGGAGACAAACTCCGCCAGCCCCTGAACAACGAACACAGCCGCAACGGCTTGACCGAAAGAGGCAAGCTTATTGGTAAGGCTGTCGACCCCCTTGTCCCCCTTCTCAAGGGCCTTGGTGTCTACCTCAATACCGAACCGGGCTAGGATTTCTCTCAGGGGGGATGACATTTTACTGATTCCTAGCCGCTTCCGCTTGTGCTTTGGCCTTGGCCTGTGCCTTGGCCTCTAGCGTTTCCAACAGGTCCAGCGCATCATGGGCGTCGGCCAAATCCAACAGGGTCCAGCTGGTTTTTAGTTCGGTCAGTGTACAGGTGATGTGTTCCGAAGTTAGGACCCTCCAAATATACCAGTCCAGGTGTTCCGGAACTGGGCAGGTGACGGTATCGTTTCGTCGCCTAGGTCTTGCCCTGCTTATTTCCCTGGTAAAAAACTAAGCAGCCCGTTAGCCTTGCAGCATTCCAAAAGCCATTTGGTCATCTGCACATAACGGCCAGCGAAGTGGGGCCCGAAGTATACCCGATCCATCTGTGGCGTCTTCGTTGGGTTGATAACGTGAACGGTACGGGACCCAAACTCTTCACACAGTAGCTCTAGAAGCTCTTCGTCTAGCGAAGCCAGAACGCTAGCAGCGGCTTTCAGCATCGACTGCTCCCTCTGATCTGCGTCTGTGGACTTCGAAAAATCGAGTTTGTCGAGAGCAGGGGCTACCGCCTTGACAAGCCGCAAGAAAATCTTACGGCCGTCAACAGCGCTCATTTGGCTAGTACTATAGGAGTTACCGTCAATCGTGAACGTCGTCGTTTTGAGTAGTTCGGTCATGGTAACCCTATAGCACTAAGCGTTAGTGTCCGCCCACGAATTGCTCGGCAGAGCAGACAATAATGGTCCACTCGAGATCCCCGACCTCGGCGTCGACCGAGACCTCCGGGTCTCCCTCAATGAACGCCTCTGCGCTAACGAACTTGTGGTTCCCGTTACGGTCCGCAATATACAAGGGCAGGATGCCTACCCCGCCGTCCGTGTTTTTGTCAAGGTTGTGAACTGCAGAGAACAGGTCGTTCACTTTGGACGTCTGATCAAGATTGACCTTGACTGTGTAGCTCGGGTTTTTCTGCTCTGAGCGGGTAGTCCTACCACCAATGCCCTTTTTGATTTTGAACGCTGGCTCGTTCTGGGTAATCGTGATGAACTTGCCGGAACCAAGCTCGCCACGATCGACCAAGATCCCACCAAAGTTCAGGGTGTACCCTGCAGCACTGTAGACTGCCGTTGCCATTAGTTACTCACCGTTCCCGTGACAGTCACGGCATGAATCGCGTTTGCCAGAATACCGGTAAACGTTACGTTTGAGAGGGTGCGAGTCGTTGCATCGAACGAAGTCGTATCAGATTCATCCGGCACGCTAGAACTTGTAGAATTGGGCTTGAACCCGCCGTTCGAGATACCCTGTTTTAGGGTTAACTCAACAGCCCCTTGGATGTAGGAGATACCCTCGGACGTATTGGGCACCTTCTCGAAAGCAATCAGAGTGTTATAGATATTGACCTGCATCGTTGCCCGGAGCCAGTCCAGGAAACGCACTACATCAATATATTCCCCTCCAGAAACCTGTCCGCCGTAGGTACGCCCCTCGGTCCCGATGGTCTGATAGAAGTTGCAGTTTTTGGCCTTGAGTTTCGTGATTTGCGTTGCAGTCAACGCGTCAGACGGACGGACCCCTGACAGATTCTTGAGGGCCCAAGTGTCGGAACCTGGCGTTGCCGTTGACCGATTAGCAGCAATTGCCGGGGCGATATTCGCGCTAATGTCTTGGTTATACCAGAGGCTTGAACGGAAGTACGAAAGGGCCAGCAAGTCGCTAGCGATGTCAGTCGAGGCCGAAGTCAGGATCGCAGAGTCTGCAGAGTGACCAACGAAGATCTTGTAAGTCGACTCGCACCAGCCGGCCGCAGCCGTATTGATTGCTTCGCTAGAGCTGTCAATCAGCAACATGTACCAGTCGTTATCTGCTGCAACGATGGCCGTTAGGTTCGTTGCCGTTCCTGCCGTTCCGGGGTCGGCAGTCACATCAGCAACCGTCAAAGCCGTGGACATTTCGGTAAGGTCCAGCGTCAAGCCTGCCGTTGCCGTAACCGTTAGGTGAGTCGTAGACACAGCTGCAGCGGTGCACCCGGTGACAGACAGGGCGTTGATGGCCGCAGCGATACCGGTCGAGATTGCAACGGCTGTTCCGGTCGTAACGGCATAGGTCCAGGTTACGCCTTGCACTTTGCCCGTATACACGAACCCGACGGTCAGATTGGTAGGCGTAAGCTCGATGATTTGGGTATGGTTCGTTGCGAGCCGACCGACCTTGACCCGGGTGGGCTTGGGGCTTTGACTAAAGCATTGCGCGACCATTTTGTAGGCTCGGTCTGAGGCTACGAACCCTTCGGTCGCTCCAAGCATTGCGGCTGCGCTAGTGTAGGTCCGCACTACGTCCGGGCCCCATAGCGTAGCGACGGCCGTCGGCACGTTAGCGGCGCACATAATGGTGCCGAAACCTGGCTTGCTCAGCCCTGCACTGGACAGGCTAACAGATACGTTGACAATATCGTCTAGGCTCATTTTCTACCTCTATACAACAAATTCCGGGACTGTTATCGGATCGTCCGTGCTGCCCGTAATGGCTCCCGAAATGCCAACGTGCTGGATAAAATCTACTGGTAGCCCCAAGACTTCGCTTACCGCTTGCAGGTGAATGTCCACAGAAACAACCGAAGTTTCGTGAGAGTCGATAACCTCAGAGTGTTGGGACGTCGATTCGAAATTGACGGTCGGCTCGATTTTGATAATCGCGAGGCCTAATCGCTTGAGGTACGAAAGAACCGAACTGTCCCAAATATTGTCCGTGATTCTGTCAATCCAGACTTGCGCGCAAGTCGTGTCTGTTGTCTCTAGCGACTTGGCCTGAATCTGCAGGGTGAACTTTTCTTGCCTGGTCCTAGTCGCCTGAACTTTTTGGGCTGCCCCGGTGCCGATAGTTTTGTAGACAGTCCCGGGCCTGCCGGACTTGGCATGGGCAGTAGTTCGAAGATAGATGCCGGCTTGCGTTTCGGGTGCGATGAACGGGACGGCCGCGCCGAACCATGTGACCGTGCCGTCGACTAAAGGCACAGTCATGTCGTCCGATGCCAGGGAGGCAATCAGCGAAACCAAGCCGGGGCGGATAGTCGACCAATCCACTATGTCTGCTCCTTTTGCTCGATTTTAGACATAATAGAGGATCGTAGTTGACCCCAAAAGATCAGGGGCGTGTCTTTCGCATTGCCGGCCAGATTGGCCGCTGCCTTCTCGGCTTTGCGTCTATCCGACAGCTCGGGGGAGATACCGTCCGCGATACGTTGCTGAATGTTACCTGCTGCCCAAAGACCAAACCGGGCCAATGCCTGTGCTACCGGTCTGTGGTTTTTGGCGGCCGCTGCAGCGATTCGGTCAACGACCGTTTTCAGCTTTGGCTCGTTGCCATCGAACCAAGCGCCAACGAACGATCGGTTAGGTACCCCGATTCCGAACTCGTGCGCCGTTGCTACCTCTACCAGCGAAAGGCCCGAAGACTTGCCGTCATCCCCTGTTTTCGGCACAGACCCCTGCTCCTCATGAATGCCGACCGTCACCGCAGCGCCACGCAAAGCGGCCTTGAGCTTTTTGATCCCAGGCCCTTTCTGTGTGACTTTTGCGGACATTAGACGACCATTATGCCAGCGACTTTGGACTGCGCGACTTCCCGGAACTGTTCGCCGTACGTAGTCTTTCCCTCTTTCGAGACCATCTTTGCTGCAACACCTGCAGGGGAGGTCGCAATCAAATGGGCTGCTTTCAGACCGTGCAACATATCGTAGCGCGTACCCACAGTGGCCAAGTCAACCATAGTCGCAGCCGAGTCAAGAAACGGCTGGACAAACGTGTCTAGCGCCGTTCTGAACTCGGGGAACATGACTCGGAACTGTGCGAGGGTCATCGTTATCGGGCCTTGGGTGGTCGGCCTCTGCGAGGTGGCACCACGACAGGTGAAGTGAACGAGGGAGCGGTAACAGTAACGAAGGGGCCCTCGTCTTCCACGGGGACAGAGATATAGGGAACACTAACCGAAAACATTGGGTTGGGCTCGGACGTGACTCTTACAAATCGGGTCTGCGCGTCTTCCGACAGTCCCGCCAAATATTCGTCAGAAACCTCGACACTCTTGCCGGGCCAGACGGTATACGTTGGCCCTGCGTCGCCTGCATTGTATGGGACGTTACAGATCGACCCTGTTAGGTTGGTTAGCGTGAATGGCATTGTTTTCCCGATCCTGTGGGTTAGTTGTTACCCTAACCCACAAACTCTGGCTCACAATTAGGTCAATGAGTTGTTCACGAACCCATACTGCATCGCTTGCGGCGCGTAGATTTTCACTCCGCCACACTTGCAGAGGCAGGGTACCTCGGTATTGAAACCCGTGACCTGGGGCGGGAGTTGCTCGAAGCGGTTCGGAACGACCGCTTCCACAACGTCAGAATCGCGCTTGTATACGATAATCTGGTGGTAACCAGACGTTCCGATCGTACCGTCCCCGGTACCGTCAAGCTGCGCCCATTGCGCAACCTGCTTGATGTTGGGGCTATTCCGAAGGAAATACTCGAGGATGGTCGTTTCCCCGAACGCGAACATTGGCGTGGACGAGACCTTCTCAAACAGAGCCGACGCGATTAGCATCGTATCAGCGTCGTAAATCCCCAACGTGTCTACTCGGGGCTTGCTCGCAAGCGCGACAAGCTCATTGTAGATAGCGAGGGACGTGGGCGGGGACCCCCGGCTGAGCCAGTTTGAGAACACCAGAGCGCGACCAACATCCGCGTTATTGCAGAACCCGCCCAAGCCGTTGGCGGTCTGACCAGTCGATGCGAGCTTACCTGTGCGAAGCAATTCATCAATTGAAATTTCGCAACCTCGACGCGCAGCCATTGCCAACTTATTGCTAAGGGGCATCCCCTGCCAAAGCGCCGTACGCATTTCTTTGCGCGTCCAGCCGTAGGCAAGACCAAGGTCAACGACCTTGCCGGTCTTCTCTACCGCATCCGCGCCAACACGTGGCAAGCTCTTCTCATCCCCGTGGATGATGCGGGCCTGTCCCCAACTGTTGGTGACCTTCCAGGTGTAAGTCTCGGCGTCCGGATGAATATCCGTCGCGAGCGGCAGGAACGTAATCGCCTTGTTCTCGCCATACTTGACTTCGAGAACCTTGGAACGAACCTGGGTCAGCTCGCGTTCAAGGAAGAGCGTACCATTTGCAATGGCCGCAGCGTCTAGACGTTGACCGTTGGGCATATTGCCCAGCTCAAGCCGACGAACAATTTCACTAATAGGCATTTCTGTGTATTCCTTTCGTCAGCTTACGCAGAAGGCCCCGCAGGACCGGTTGCGCCAACAGCGCCAACAACACCAAAACTAACCTCTAGACAACCTACTCCGGCTGCAGAGATAACACCGTTGCGAGACACTACGCGGGCACAAGGGCAGGCAACGGCCTTTCCGCCGGCTGCGTCATTTCGGAACTGGCCTTGATCCGCCGCGCCGCTCGTAGATTCAGTAATGCGCACGAACGGAATAGCCTGGTCGGCCATTGCCGTCTCAAAGTAGACCCGGATTCGACCATTCTTGAGGATCCGAACCTGCTCATTTGCGACGTAGCCAGCGCCCGAAACCTTCGAATGATCGGCGATAGCGATACCACAAATACGATTTGCTTCAGCCTCACTAGTCGGTAGCGCGCAAACATTTGGCGTTGCGGCGGCTGAGGTAACAGCACGACCGAACGGAATGGTACCGGCCGTGGTTTTGCTATCGTCCGCGCCATACATAGCAGTGTGGAAGTCTTCGATATCGCCAACCGCACCAGCAATAGGCGGGTTGATCGTGAAGGTCGATTGTGTGTAGTCAGTCATTTACTTGTCCCCCTTTACCGCGTCCCAAACGGGTTCGTTCTGCGCGTCAAGGCGTTTCTGAAGGTCTGCCGCATCCTGTCGGGCTTTGTCGGCGTCCACTTTGCTCGAGTCGAGCCGGCGGAGTACACCCGGAACGGCTTCGATGCCGTCGGCACGAGCGCCGCTTTCAACTAGCGTATCGAACGTGGCTCGAATGTAGTCGACCGATTTCCCGTCCAACTTCTTTTCGGGCTTGACCGCAGTAATCGCATCGGTCATGATCTTTTCAGCGGAGAGGCCGTCAAACTTGTACTTCGGACCCAAGACCTTGGCAGCATCAACAACCAGATTCACCCGGTCCGAGACCAGAGCATCGAGCTTGGCAGGGTCGCTGGCACTTGCCAGATCGGCTTTAGCCTTGGACAGGTCTTCCAAAGCCGAATCGAGCTTGGACTGCAGGACTTCTACAGCCTTAGTCTTAGCCGCCAGGT